GACCACATCTGGTTTGATGGGTGATAACCTTTGGGAAGATTTTATGGCTGTTGCTGAAGAATGGGAAATTGATTTATTTGATGAAGATTATTACCAAGAATAAAAAATTATTAGTATATTTGTAAAAACACTTAAAAAAATAGAACTTATGAGAACATTATCATTTACACAGTATTTAGAAAATTATCGTGATATAACCATCAACATTAAAGATGAAGAATTATTTCGTCAAAAATGTGAGGAGTGGAACAAAGAAGAAGGATTCTTATCTTTTTGGAACTTGGAAGAGCCATTATTTGAAGATTGTGTTGAAGTATCTTATGGGGATATTCAAACAAATAATGAAGAAAACGGTGAGTTTTACGATTTAATGGATAAAGAAAACATTAACACTTTTGGTGAAGAATAAAATATTTAAGAAATAGAAATTATGAAAAGAATTGTTATAAAAGATTATCCAGCAACGATGATTTTTGATGTTAAAAAAGAATTACCAGAGTTTACTGATGGTTGTAAAGTAAGACAACAAATCTTATTATACCAATTAAAGAAACAAAAGATAGATAGTCCATCTCACGATTACAAGGACTATGTTATTGAAATGGTTGAACCATATTATAATGAAGAAGAAATTTGGACTATTGGTTCATAATAATTTGATTGTATAAAAAGAAATGATTATATTTAAGAAAAAAGAAATTATGGCACAATCAAAAGAAAGACAAATCGCAGCACAATCAAGTTTGAAATTAATCAACGAGTGGTCACACACTTGTGGTAAATGTTTAACCCTTAAAGAATTAGTAGCAATTACAAATGTAATTGTTGATTATGTTGAAATGGGGTATTCATCAGAAATTGGTAAAAGATTAGATACTATTGAAGAACATCTTAACAACAAGGGTTTAGAGTCAGTTAAGTTTGTTCCTCCAACAAAATAAGTGTGGTGTTTCGTAGAAATCGGGTGTAGTATTTATTACTATACCCTTTTTTTATGAAAAAATGTAGAGTTTGTAATATTGAAAAACACATTGATGAATTCCATAGGAAGCAAGGTCATAGAGATGGATACTCAACTCAATGTAAGCAGTGTGTAAGCATTTATATGAAGAACTTTAAAAATGGAATCAAAGTTGGAAAGCCAGATAGATTTAAGATTGCTCGTGATGTTAGAGACCGAAGATGTATTGATGAAGTCCAATTTTCATTAGATGTAATAAAATTACTCGGATACGAACTTGAAAGTGAGTTTAGTGTTCACGAGCAGTTCCTTATGAGGCACAATCTTATTTAAGAGTTTGTGGTGTGACCATACCAAGTTGGAAAAGGACTACCCGCACATAACGGTCCCATAGCGTTATTACAATTACCATTAGTTGCTCTCCATTTACTACTCCAAGCAAATGCTGATGTTGGAACTGTAATTGGTGATTGGAATGGTGTAGCAGGGATTGGAGGTAATTGTCCCGAGTTCAAGTTACCTGATGTATATTCAGGATATAATCCACTTCTAAATATTAAATGTCTTCTTAATAAATTGTCGTTGAACTCTGCCTGTTGTTTGGAATTTGATTTAAGATATTGAAATGTTCTATGGTCAATCTTTTCACCTTGCTCACTTCTGTTTGATACAAGACCAACAGAAATCCATTTAACATAGAAATTATCCATACCAAGATAATATGAATAGGTAACCAACATCGGTTGAATATAGGTATCCAATAAGTTCTTATAGATAGCATAACCTGGTTGTAAGATATCACCAGTATCAACCAAACGCAACATTTCTTCATACAAATTTGTTCCCAAACTTTCTTGTAGAAATATTGCTTGAGCCTGTAATATACAAAATCTTAACTCATCTGACTGAACAGATTCATTTATCGCAGTATAAGTTTTTAATGTGTTCTCCGAAATTAATAATACCTTATTCATTATAATATTTGGTTTTGTTCTATCACTAAACTTATTTCTTGGTCAGGATAGATAAGTTGAATAACTGGTTTCAATTCTCTATTGATAAAGTTTTGTAATGGTTTAATTGATGTATTCATAAATAACTTATATGTTGTTTCCAATTGTTCTGCTGATGATGTAAAACCACCAGGATTTGGTAATCCAATTAACGAACCATCAATAATTTTATGACCAGCCAATATCTGTTTTTGAACCAACTCAAATATTCCTGAAAAATAACCTGTTTCTACTGTTGATGCGATTTGAGTAATGTCTGGCTTTTGTTCTGACTCACCATAAGATACAATAACACGACCACTATTTTCAGCACCAGCATAACGACTTTCTATTCCTTGAAGGATTTGATTCTGTTCGTTCTGTGAATCAGGAGCAGGAACATTAAAGTGAACCCACAATGATGGGTTAAGTCCATTCTGAATATGGCTTAAATTATAAACAGTAATTTCGTGGTTCAATCTTACATCGTTGATTACTGATAACCAATCAGGAACTCCATAATAATCATAACCTGATTGATAATTCTTAATATGAATAATCTGTCTGTCTGTAAAGTTTAATGGATTGAATTCACTGAACTCAACCATACCTGCTTTTCTCCAATTTAACCAGTCACGGCAATAAAGATATTTGGTAACATCACCACCCATTTCTTCGGGTTTGTGTAACCTCATATATCTTGAAGGGATTAAATACATACCTGCTAATCCTTGGCTTCTATCCTGTTTCCATACTACTTCCAAAAACACATTTCCAGTCGTTATAAACTCATAGAATATTTTTTTGGACATATCGTTAAGATTTTCTTTTAAGTTAATCTTATAGTCCGTAATGTATCCCATACCAACAGCATTATCTACCTTGCTTCTAACACAAGCGTTTTGTATTGGTGAGGCATCGTTTAATAGATATAATTCATTAACGAATTGGTTATCCATACCCCAACTAATAAATGGCACATTCTTACTTATCACCTCACTAAAAGATGATAATGTTGCTTTGTTGAATTTTAAGTTTTCTATTTTAATCATTATCCGTTGTATACTTTAAATATATTTGTGTTTCCGCTATATGAAACTATTTCATTCTGTGGTGAGCCAGAGTAATTTACTGTTGCTGTTCCTTCATATACCACATCATAAGACAACATAGGGTTTAGGTTTATAGTAGAACATTGCTCATATATCTTAACAAAATACTGACCAGGAATCAAGTGTATATTTACGGTGTTAGCAGATGTTGATGCTGTAAATACTTCAGGTGAGGTATCTATAACATTCATTGTAAATAAATCATATGAAGGAGCATAATTAACTGAAGGGATAATTCTAAATGGAATAAACTTCCAATTCTCCTTTGTTAATTTGTGCGTCATTGACCACAAGTAAGTTACATTACCTGTTAGGGTTTTGTTTCTTGAACAAGTGGCAACCACCTCATTAAATGTTCCTGCTTCTATCTGAACCATATTATTTTATTTGTAAGTATTATCCTGCTATTACCCAATTTTTACCAGTCGCAATTGCTCTTTCAGGACCAGTTAAAGCAGCGGCACCTGTTGCTGCGGTTATGTTGATTGTTTTTGGTGGAATTGCTGTTACGGTTGGTAAGTCATTAAATACTTGAACGAGTGCTGCCTGACCTAAATTGGTATATGAAATATCAATAAAAGTTCCCGATGAGCCCGCCCATTGTCCTGAACCAGTATTTCTTAATCTTAATCCTGATATAGCACTTCTATGTGTAGCATTACCATTTATCGCAAGGCTATTAAACTTACAATATAAATCTATTATCCCTGTAAATGATGATGCGAATGTAAAGAAATTTGTTCCTGTATAATAAACTGTTGTTGATGTTGATGGGTTACCTAACTTATCTAAATTATTTATTGTTTGTAACAAAGGACAACCTTGAAATAATCCAATTAATTGACCAGTCGTCAATGTCGTTAATTGAGTATTTGGTAATGTTAAAGTTTTTAATTTTGAACAAAAAGCGAACGCAGTAACTATTGTTGTAATAAGACCAGTAGTTGCTGGCATCGTTATCGTTTTAATATTAAACGCCCCACTAAACATAGAACTTGTTGATACTAAAGAAGTCGCAGTTGTTGGTAATGTTACAGATTGAACTCCACTATTTTGAAACGATTGAGCCATAGTTGTAAGAGCATTCATTGTTGATGGTAATGTAACACTTGCTACC